CTATTGTTAAACGCCCAGGTATGGTTGAATATCAATCTTTGGGTACAGGAGCAGGTCTTGGTATTTTTGCCGTTGGAAGCCACTTTTTCAGCATTGTAGGCACTACTTTTTATGACAATGGTGTATCCAAAGGAACCGTAGACGGAACTGATGGATATGATTTTATTGCGTCGATTGACCAAACCGTAGTATTCCTAAAGAATAAATATAAAGGTTATGTATATACAATTGCTACAGGAACGCTTCTAGACCTCTCAGGGACGATTACTACACAAAGTGGTACTACGGCATCAGGTAGCCCTACAGTAACGCTTTCAGCCTCAAATGCAGCCATTCAAGTAGGGCAAAACATATCAGGTACGGGTATACTAGCTGGAACATATGTATTAAATATTTCTGGAACCACCTTAACATTAAGTCAAAATGCCACTGCCAACGGTACTGCTACTCTTACCTTTACTACCTCTTATCCTGGTACTACTGTTTCAGGGGCGGTCTTCGTCGATGGATACTATGTTGTAGGAACTCCAGAAGGACTCCTTTACAACTCAAACGTACAAGACCCTACCACTTGGCAAGCAATCAACTATATTGGGGTAGTATCTGACGCAGATAAGCTAGTAGCCATTGGTCGTACCATTAATTACATTGTAGCTATGGGTGCTGAAACTACTGAATTCTTTTACGATGCAGGTACATCTCCAGGTAGCCCATTCCTGCCCTATCAAAACTCTGTATTGCAATTTGGAGCAGCAGGTCAAGATACCTTGGTACAGATGGATAACACCCTTTTATGGGTATCTACAAACCGTCAAAAGGGCTTTCAAGTAATGGCATTGGCGGGGCAAACTCCCCAAATTATTTCTAATCAATATATTGAAAGAATTATCAATAACGCAGACCCTGCTCAAATGTATGCGTTTAGTATTAAAACCGCAGGTCATTCTTTATACGTACTAACTTTAAAAGACACAGGGTATACCCTAGTATATGACATGGCTCAAAAAGGTTGGACATATTGGACTTCTACTGAAAACAACGTAGAAGGCTACTTTAAGTTAAACCATTACACCAAGTTTGAAGATAAAAATCTTCTTCAACACCAAACAAACGGTAAATCCTATATTCTTAATCAGAATTACTATAATGACTACGGTAACCCTATTACCGTATTGTGCCGTACCCCAATAATAGACTTTGGCAATAATGACCGTAAATTCTTTTCCGGTGCTCAAGTCGTAGGGGATAAAGTAGACTCTTATTGTTTATTACGTTATACAAACGACGACTATCAGACCTATTCAGGCTGGGTAAATATTAACCTTAATACCCAAAAATCACAGGCTAATAGGTTAGGGCAAGCCCGTAGAAGGTCATTTGACTTATTACACGCAGATAATGTACCCTTAAGACTTCAATATTTAGAAATAGATTTTGAACAAGGGGAGTCATAAATGGCTATTTTTGAAGTAAAATCGGGGAGAATACATAGTGAATATAGTCAGGTTAGAACAAGATAAATATGATGAATTTTTTAATATTGTCATTAAGATGGTTGAAGAAGCAGAATTTAAAGATGCTTCTCCTAGTAAAGACAAAATTAAAAAGTTATTCGATGCACCATCAGTTGTTACTTTTGGGGCAATAAAGGATGACAAACTAATTGGCTTTATCATGGCAGCACAGCATGAGTATTTTTTTAGTACAAAGCAAAAAGTAAGTGATTTAGGATTTTATGTTTTGCCTGAATATCGTGGATGTTCTGCAGCCATAAAATTAATTAGGAAGCTAGAAGGTTGGGCTAAAGATATTGGTATAAATGATTTATCAATTAGCCAAACAACCGCAATTAATATTGATAGAACAAAACAATTTTATGAGCGATTAGGCTATCAAGTTGTTGGGTTCAATACAGTAAAACATTTAAAGGAATAATTATGTGTGGTGGCGGCGGTTTTTTTGGTGATATTGTTGATACAGTCAGCAATGCTATTAGTGATGTTGGCTCAAGCATTGGTAATGTCGTTAGTGATGTTGGCAGTACTATTGGTCAAGGCATTAGTGACATTGGAACTGGTTTAGCTGATGTTGATAAAGTTGTTAACAACACCGTAGGGTGGCCGACTTTGGCGGCAATGGCAGCAGCCCCACTTACGGGTGGTGCATCACTTACTGAGATGATTGCAGCCGATGCAGCAGAACTTGCAGCTTCAGGACTTGCTGAAGAACAAATTGCACAAATCATGGCTCAATCATATGGTATTGATTCTATTGCTGCATCTAACGTTGCTGGTATGGCTACAGGTGGTGCTACTGCCGCAGATATTGCAGGAACTCTTGCTAGTGATTATGGCACTCAAATGACAGGTATTGCAGGTAATGCAGCATCTGGTGCGTCTGTTGCTTCCAATACTGCTAACTTAATTAAATACGCTAAAACTGGTTCCGACATTATTGGTGGACTTGGTAAATTGGCTGGTGGTTATGGTGCAATACAAAATGGTCGTCAAGTACAACCTTCGGCAGCAGACCCATTTAGCCCATATCGTTCACAATTTGCTTCTCAACTACAAGCATTAATGGCAGACCCAAATACTATTACAAAAACTCCAGGTTATCAGTTTAACTTGTCACAAGGTTTACAAGGATTACAAGCTCAACAAGCAGCACAAGGACGTTTAGTTTCCGGTGGTGCTTTAATCCAAGGTCAACAGTTTGGACAAAATTTAGCTTCTCAAACATACAATGACCAAATTAAAACATTGATGGCTTTATCAGGTGCTACACAATCACCTGGAGCAGGAGCTACTGCAATGTCTAATATTGGAGCATCTAATCTAGGTTCTACATATGGTGGATGGCAATCTATTGCAGGTGGTTTAGGACAAATCTCTAATCCATTGGCTACGTTGTATTCAAACTACAATAATCCATCACCTAACCCATCGGCTTAAGGAAATATCATGGCTGGACAAGCAACCGAACTATTTAACTTAGCGTCTTCCTTTGACCCATTGTCTGCATATAGACAAGGACAAATGACATCTCAAAAGTTTGATATTCAACAAGCTATGTTGGATGAACAGACTAAAGAGATTGAAGCGGAAAAACAAGCTCAAGCAACTGCATTACCTCAACAAGCAGGTCAACCTGGACAACCTGCACCATTAGCTAAAATGGCTAATCAAATGATTCCTGATGCCAAACTTTATAATGATGATGGCTCATTGACTACTGCAGGTCAAATGAACGATATGCTAACTAATGCTACTAAACTTGCTAAACAAGGCAAGATGATGGCAATGCAGGCTTCATTAATTGAAGACCCATATCAACGTACTCAAGCTATGGCTGAGTCTCGTCGTATGATGCAAACCGCACAAGGTGATGCAATTAAAGCTCGTGAATTAAATGATAAAGTTAAATCTGACTCTATCTATGCCGCAGCTATGGCTAAAGACCAAGTAGGTTGGGATGCAGCACTTCAAGCATATCAAGATTCAGGACTTCCTTTACCTAAAGGTATCCCAACAACTTATAGCCCTGAAAATGCTAAAAAGATTATTTCGTTAGCTCCTGCAGCATTGCAATCTAAAATTGCTAATGACAAATTAAAAATAGAAGAAGATGCTCGTCGCACACGTAGAGAAGAACGTCAAGTTGCAGCATTAGAAGCTAAAGCTCGTGACGGTGAAGGTGGACTTGGTGGTAAAGACTTTAAAGATGTAAGAGGTCAATTAGTTGGATTACGCAATTATATCCCTGACTCTGAAATTAAGAAACTCGGTGCTAAAGAAGTTACTGCAGTATCCACTAAATTGGAAGCAGCAGAACTTACTGACGAGTTAGCTCAAATGACAGCTAAGAATTCTAAAGCTACCGGTATTGTTGGTGGGTTCTTCCAAAACTTTGAACGCTTTTTACCTGACCGTTATGATGCAACAACAAGTGGTGAATCTGTTGGTCAAAACATTAATGCTGCAATTGACAAATTGGAAGCAAGTAAAAAATACAGTAAAGATGATATTTCTGAGGCTCGTTTAATTGCTAAGAAAGCCGTAGACGTTATCAATGCTCGTGCATTAGCAGCATCTGGTGGAGGTCGTATTTTAGTAGCAGAACTTCGTTTACAAAAAGATGTTTTAGGACTTGATAAGTTAACTCCTAAATCTGCTCCTTATGTTTATAGTCAATTGGCTGAAGGTGATAGACAATCCGTTAAACGTTATGGTATTGACCCATCTACTATTAAACGTAATGTAGAACCTATTAAACCTGATACTACTGAAAAGCCTGCTCCACAAACACAAGCCCCTCAAACTGCTGTTGATTATTTAAAGGCCAATCCAAGCTCTGCTAACAAGAACTTCTTTAAGTCTAAATATAAATATCTTCCTGAAGGAATATAATGCCAGCAAATCCTTTTGACCAATTTGATTCTGCTGAAACTGCAACAGAAGTCAATCCTTTTGATAAGTTTGACGAAGCTCCAAAGATGACTGTTGGCAATGTATTAGAACGTGCTACGGCACTTCCTAAAGCCATTATTCAAGGGATAGGTAAGGTAACTGGTCAAAGTATGACTACAGAGCCTACAGAGCCTATTCAAAGGACTTATGGAGAGCAAGGTGCTAATGTTGCTGCAGCTACTGGGTTAGGTGCAGGCATGGGATTAGTTCTTCCTAAAGCATTACAAATGGTTCCAAATCCTGCTATTCAAACTGCAGGTAGGGCTATGGAATTAATACCTCCTAGTCAGCGTATGTTAGGTGGTGCTACAGGTGGTGGATTAAGTTCATTGGCAGGTCAAACTGCTGAAACTTATGGTGCTCCTACTGCAGTTAAATTACCACTAGAAGTATTATCTGCTGGTATTGGTGACATTGTTGGTCAAAAGCTCACTACTGCAGCTAGTAACTTAGCTAAAGCCGCTTACTATGGTGGTAGAGGTAATCTTCCTTTAGCAACATCTTATTTTACCGGTGCATTTGGTCAGCCAATGGAAGAGCGTTTAGCGGCAGCAGCAGCTCGTCAAAAACAAATATTTGGTAAGCCTAGCCCTGAAGCAGTTGCAGGTGAGACTACCGATAAGTTTCAACGTGAGACTCAAGACGCACTCAAGAAGCAATATGGATATGGCAAGACTACTAATGTATATGCTCCTGAAACTGGCACAGAAGTTATGGTTCCAGGCACTAATATGCGTGTTCCTGCAAAAGGAATTCAACCTGCAACATTAAAGCCTACAGGTGAAACTGTAACTAAATCTTTACCTAAAGATGCAAGCGGTAATGAAGTTCCTGTATCTCAAGCACTTCGTGAGGATTTTTATAATGGTGTAAACCAAATCATTACTAAAGTGGCTCCTGAACAACGATTCTCTGCAAGTCCTGAGTATGTTAAGTTTATTGCTGATTTAGAACCATTAGTTGCTAGAGGTTCTGCAGCAGGTGGTATTAGTCGCGGTGACCTTAACTCATTAAAACAAGCTCTTAATACTGATATGGGTAGCATGGGGTCGCGTCAGCAATATGCTCAAACAGTTGATAACCTTATCCGTAAATGGCAAGGTAAATTAAATGCTGAAGGGCAAGCAGCTATTGATGCTGATGTAGCTAGAAGTATTCGTCAGAACCTTCGCGATAATTTTGGAATGTGGTCTGAGCGTAATGGTTTAGGAACTCCTGAAAAGAATTATCGTGCAGCATACACCGCAGAAAAGACAGCCCAAGCCAAAGACAATATCCCATATGTTATCTCTCATTATGGTGATAAGCCTCAAGCAGACAAGATGGCATTACAAATATCTAAAGACCCTGAACTTAAAGCAGAATTAAACAAAGCCTTACGTCAACAATTGGCTAATACTCCAACAGAAAAGTTAGTTGAAGAGTTTAAACGTATTGACAAGTTAGTAGTTCGTGCAGGATTATCTAATCCTCAAGAAATGGCTCAGTATCGTAGATTAGTAAATCAGATTGATGCAATCAAAAAACAAGGTAAAGATGCAACTCCTTATCTTGAAAGATTAAAAGCAGGAGTTATCCGTTCTGCAGCTATTGCAGGTGCAGCACAAATCCCTAGTGAAGTATCTAAATTACAAGGACAATAATATGCCACTCAAATCAGGTAAATCCCAAAAGACTATTTCTTCCAATATCCGTACTGAGATGAAGTCAGGTCGTCCTCAGAAGCAAGCAATAGCAATTGCACTTTCAAAAGCTAGAGGTGGTGCTCCTCGTAAGAATGCAGCAAAGAAGATGCCTAAGTAATGCAATTAGCTCCACCGCCTTCTGTTGACCAAGATATTAATAGTCGCCAATATAGAGATTGGTTCTATAGTATTTATGCTTTGATTGGTAAACCAGGCACTACGCTTGGAACAATGGCATATCAGAACGCTAATTCTGTAGCCATTACAGGTGGAGCAATTGGTGGAGTTGGTATTAGTGGTTCAACAATCAATAGCACTCCTATTGGTTCAGCTACTGCAGCATCAGGTAAGTTTACATCTTTACAAGCAACCGCATCTTTAAAGACAGATACATTAACCGGCTATCTTTATGGCAATGGGTCAGGTAGTAATGTAACTGCCTCTACAACTATTCCATATTCAAGCATATCAGGCACTCCTACAGGTGTGTCGGCAACTATCACAACTGCAAAATTAACTACTCTTGGTACTAACGGAAGTATGACATTTACAAACGGCATCCTAACATCCCAAACTCAAGCGACATAATATGGCTATCAATCTAACAGACGACGAACTAGAAGAACTTGTTGAAAAAGTAACAGAGCGAGTTATTAATAATTTTTACCAAACCGTAGGCGAAGGTGTAGTTACCAAAGCTATTAAAATAATTGGTATGGGAGTTGTAGCACTTTTAATTTATCTTGCCGGTTCTGGACAAATCTCTATTAAATGAAAGTAGCCCATGCCAGACTTCGGAATATCCGAGGGTATAAAAAGCGTTAGTGGGGCTATGGATGGCACAAGAGAGGCCACCAAAGGACTAACGAAAAGTATAGAAGCAACACAACACGATGCAGTAGAAGTAGCTCAGAACCAAGCACAAGAACGAATAAGAGCAAGACGAGAAGCAGAGTTTAAAAAAGAACGAGCATTAATCAAAGCATTAGAAGAATGGCAACGTAAGAAACAAATCTCTGATGAAGAAGCAAAACTAAAGATAGAATTTGTTAAGAAGTATGGTGCTAAAGAATGGGACGCATTATTAAGAATTAAATTGGATATTGAAAACTTGGAACGCAAAGATAACGAAGAATATCAACATGACCTTAAAGCAGTCAGACGAGTTCAGTTTTGGTGTTTTTTTGTAGCTGCATTTATTGCGTGGTATTTAACTTGGGGTATTAAAGGATAGATTAATGGAAACTTTATTAAACATTTTAAAAGGCGTAGCACCTGTTTTAGCAACTGCCGTAGCAGGCCCTGCAGGAGGTGCTGCAGTAGGTTGGATAGCATCTAAGCTAGGTATACCTGATGACACCATTGAAGGCGTTACAGCCGCTTTAACTGGCAATCCTGAGATGACTATGAAGCTCAAGGAGCTAGACTTAGAATATGCTAAGTTAGATGCTCAAGACCGTGATTCTGCTCGTCAAGCCTATGCCGCAGTAGCTACAAGCGAACATTCTACCAAGTTAGACAAAGCCGTAGTTCCAATCCTAGCTTTAGGCACAGTAGCTTTAGCGTTCTTATTTATTGGAATATTAATATTTATTGATGTAGCAACTGACCAACAGCAGATGATTATCTTTGCTCTTGGATTCATTACCAGTTCAGCCGGTCAGGTGCTTTCCTTTTACTTTGGTTCAAGCCAAGGTAGTAAAGACAAGACTAAAGAATTAGAAGGAATGATGAAGAAATGAATAAAGAGCATTTAAGAGCATTAGGCATAGATGAAAAATGGTTAGACCCACTCAATTCAACCTTTGAAAAGTTTGAAATCAACACACCTAAGCGTCAAGCAGCGTTTATTGGTCAGTGTGCTCATGAGTCTAATAATTTTAATGTCCTTGAGGAAGGGCTTAACTACAAAGCCGAAGCCTTAATGAAACTGTTTAGTCGTGCTCGTATCAGCGAAGAGGATTGCAATAAATATGGCAGAACTGCAGACCATGCAGCTAACCAAGCCGAGATTGCTAATTGTATTTATGGCGGTGAATGGGGTAAAAAGAATTTAGGGAATACTGAGCCAGGCGACGGGAACAAGTTTCACGGAAGAGGATTAATTCAACTAACTGGACGTGCTAATTATGAAAAGTGTGGTAACTCCATTAGAGCAGATTTGCTTTCAAATCCTAATGTTTTATGTGAGCCTTTATATGCTGTATTGTCAGCAGGGTGGTTTTGGTCAACCAAAGGACTAAATCAGATTGCAGACACTTGGGATACGGTAGCCGTAACCAAGAAGGTCAATGGCGGTACGATTGGTCTTGATGACCGCGTATTAAAATCTAATAAAGCCCTAGAAGTTCTAACAAGTTAAGACGGCATGAGGGTATGCCTAACCTAGTTATTTTCCGTCTTTCCGACTAGGGCATCAACGAATTGGCAGACGAGAGGCTGTCCCCTCACTTCTTAGCAGTCTTCTTTGATTCCTTAAATGCCTTAGCCGTAGGAGCACCTTTAGTTCCAGGCTTTCTCATCTTCTCACCTGAACCTGCTTTGATACGTGCCTGCTTTTTATGAATATTGGCGTATAGTCCGTCTTTCATTAACATTTCCACCTTTTTAATGATGCAGCTTTACGAGTTGGTTTACCATTCTCATCCTTCATCGGCCCAGGCATTCCACCCATACGAGCACAAAATGACTTTTTACGAGCACCACCTTCAGGTTGAGGGGCTTTTAAATTAGAGCCTGTTTCACGATTATACTTAGCCCTACCTTTAGCGGTCAATCCTGCACCCTTAGATACGGGTAACTTTTCACCGCGTCCTACAGATAATTTAACATTCTTCTTTGTTGCCATTTATTTTTTCCACCAATGTAACCAACCAAGAAAAGGAATAGGCTCAGGTTCAGTAGCCTCTTTCTTTGCTAGGTCAATAGCTTTCCAAAGAACGGCAATCAGTCCTTCTTGAACCAATAACTTCATGCCGTCCGCATCAATATTTAATTCACAATCTGCAGAACCATCAGGATTCTCAGTAATTTCTTTTAATTCTATTTTCATACCTCAATTACCTCTCCTCGAAAGAATACCAATCCATCGTCTTCACTAATGACTTGTACAAGTTCTGGCGGCAGTAGTTCTCCATCACGGAATGTAAGGAGGCAGAATCCTGAACGCCAATTGACGGGCGAGTCCTCCGTGTAGATGTACTTGTCTCCTCCAATTGCCGACATTGTTCCGGTGTCAACGCCATATCTGTCTCCAGTATAGTCAGACCACGGAGTAACTTTCAACGAATGCAAGTGACCCGTGACCATTGAGACCCCCGATTTCAGGGTGTTGTTAAATACTCCATGTTGACCATTATGCCACCGGTGCTTAATCATACAAGTACCATTGACCATTAGAGACCAACTGTATGTCCATTCAGGTAAGTGGTCGGCTAATGCCATACCTGCAATCCCTTCATACTGACCCAATACATTAGATAGCTTACCATCAAAGCGTAGGTCGTGATTACCAATGGTGCGGTGCATAAATGCTCCTGCAGGACGGACTGCTTCGATGTCGCCTAGACGAGCTTGGACTTCTTCTAGTTCTTCTTTAACGGTTGGTGTTTTTTCCCACCCAATTCTATTGTGTTGGCTGATAGTAGCGTTATCCATAATGTCACCATTTAGCACGATTCCATTAGGTTTTAATTTCTTGATAAGATGGACAAATGCTCTATGGGCGGTACTAACATAGCCTGGCCAGTAGTGGCAATCAGAACCCACAATAATCAAACCATTTTCGATAGTCAGATTAGTGCGGACTTTGTTTTCAGGGATAACCATTCTAGGTGCTCCACCCTGTGTTGCCTCTAACTTAATGTTGTATTTCTTTTCTATTCGTTTTCGTCGACCCATTGTCGCTCGAACATCCATATTTAATTGTTTTGCAACTTTAGTACCAGACTTATGTTTATTCCAAATATCTATAAAATCTTCATCGCTACATTTAGGATTCGGCATTGTTATTCCCTAGTTTATATATTTTAATCGGTTCGTGACTTTTTAAATCTACATTGCAAGACCATTTAACAGCTTCTTCTGCAGTAAGTCCCATTCTCATACAGACTTCGGCAGCCATAGCTCCACTTCCAATTGCCATAAATGTTCTCACTCTTTCCCATTCCAAATCATCCCCACAAGAAAAAAGACCTTCTTCGGTCAATTTTAGGAATGAACTATCTGTATGTAATTTTGGTTTCGTCTTTTGTTTCTTGCTAACATAATCTGCAACCTTTTCCCCATCAGCCCAATTGCCTGCAACTCCAAGATATCCACCCTCTATTGGTAAAACCTTATCTTCAAAATATTTAATACCAGTATCTTCATCTGAAAATTGGCTATCACATACTAATATTTTATTTTTCCAATCTCCAACAATGGTAGTCATATTGTTCTCGTATTAGGTGACACGACAGACAGGACGGAGGGGAGCCGTCTGGGGGATTGTGGGGGAGGGTATGCCTGCCGTGTCATTTGTTAGTTTAGCCTAAAAGGTTGTATCGTTCCATACCTTACACCATTTATTGACAGAACAATAATCTTCACAACGTCTATAAGTAGCCGGTCTATGTTCCCAATGTTGGTCTGGGGCGAGTGTAACACCCTCTTGTGACGGATACAATTTAATGGCTCGTTTGCCACCCTTTTTCATTAAAGCCCATTGTTCAGGGGTAGTCCACCGTTCCTCGTCATTACATACAGGAGGGTCAGCTAATTGGTGCAGTGCAACACGCTCCTTAATATATGACTCAGTTTCATCTAATGTCCACATCTTAATAGGAAGGGTCATAATCGGTCTTCTAGGGTATTCAGGGTTCTTCTGTGCCTCCCTAGGTCTCCAATCTCTAAAGATGGCTGTAATGGTCAATTTATCGACTTCTGTGCCATTTTTATGAAGTAGCCAACGTAGCACATTTAACTGTCTTTCCCAATCAATTTTGCCGTTTGAAGAGAACACGGAAGTTACCTTGTAATCAGATAGGCTAGAACCCTCTAAAACGTCGAATGCACCGCCTAATTTCCATCCTGATACCTCGGCATATACTCGCTCCTCAACTCGTGCCGTACGCCCCTTATAAGCCATTTCTAGCAGGTGGTGAACTGAGGTTCCAAATAACGCCCAAACACGGTCTGAAGCATCCTCTTCAATATCCTCATCGTGCTCTATACGCAACTTACGTATAAGAGGCGGTTGGATTAGTTGGGTAACCGTAATATCGCTACTACCTGGGGTATACCCTGTGTTATTTACCGCGTTGACAATTGGTTCCGGTAAGTTAAATTTGTTTGTTAATTTCATTGATTCTCTCCCCTATCCACTTCATAACTGGAACTGCCATCGAGTTACCTAATGCTTTATAACGGTGACCGTCTGGTGATTCCCCCTTTTTCCAAGGTATAACTGTATATCCCTTGGTTACTTCAACTTCTATGCTGAATAAACTCTTTTCCCACATTTGCTCTTGAATGAACCCACTTATGGCAGCCCCAACACAAGAGCACAAGGTTTGATAAAGTATATCTAAGTTTTGGGAATTTTCCCCAACTTCCGATGTGATGGACTTCAAACATTCGTTCATCTTTTGTGTGAACTTTTCCGCATCTTCCGCAAGTTCTTTTATCTCTTGCCCACACAGATTGACATACTTTCTTCCACTTAGGTGATGAGAAAAACTGCTGTCGTTCGGAGGTAATTCCTCCCTTCCATGCTGAATTTTTATCTCCAACAAGGTGCTTAGTTTTGCAATCAAGAGAACAAAATCGTCTTGCTGAACTTGATGGTGAAACCAACTTTGTTCTTTTGCAGTGTTCACATACAATGGTAATTTTTCTTGATTGAGTATCACCAGACTTTTTCGCTCTAAGTCTAACTGCACAATCAGTGCTACAGG